TATAGCGGCACCTTTCGTCTGCTTAGTATACGCCATTGCTCTTGCAAGTGCTTTAGTATAACGACCAGAAAGAGAATCATAAAGATTATCTTCCATAGCTTCTTCAGTTATAGCAAAGCCCATAGCAATCGTTTCATGGTTGTACCGTGCTGTGAAGCTTTCTTGTGCTGCATCATAGTTGATAGCAGAACCTTCTTGCTTAACAGGGGCAGCACCAAAGCCGCTAAGTTTTACTTCTTCTTCAAAAGAACGATCAGAACTCTCTGTGTCATAGATGAGAGTGTGTTCGTCTTCGTACTTCTCATACTCAAGACCAAACAAGGCGTTAAGGCCGGGGAGTAGCTCCTTGAGCATTTGTGCGCGTGAAATAGCCATTTCCTATTGCTCCTTATACGCCAAGTTTAGTTTCGTAGGCGTGACTTAAAGGCAGATAGGTCACAACACAGTCAGTGAAGGCATCGCCTACAGAACTGGTTGGGCCATCTACGAAATCAACGATACGAAGTGGAAGTGTATTAGTCGTAGCTATAGAGCCGCCATCTAAAGCGTTTCTGCTTCGACCGATTGAGGTTGAACCCGCAGTGTTTACCGCTGATACATTGTTTCCAAGGCCAGTTTGAGCTATAGCCTCGTCACCCTGCATGAGGAATAACAATTTAGGATCGTCACAGACAAGAGCCATAATATCCGAAGCAACAGTTGATGCTGGATAATGCTGACTAAATGTCATCTGACTTGTAGTGGGATCAGTGTAAGAGCATCCCATAAAAATGCCGACAGTACCCGCAACAACTGATGTTGTAACGGCAGCTTTTTCTACAGTACCAGCGGCAACCAACTTAACGAAGTCACCGTAAAATATAGCGGTTCCGTAGTTGCTTGCAATCTTAATGTGTCGAACTTTTCCTGAAAAAGAGCCTGACGCGCTAAGAGTGTTAACTGGTTCTGCACCTGATGGAGTTGCAGTAGTAGCCATGATTGGCCTCCTATTAACTTAGGAATTAATTTTAATTCCTGCCAAATGTTGTTCTCGTACTTCTTTCTGGTGGAAGCAAAGGCATACGAGGGTCATTTTCGCGGAGGTAGTTATTATCGACAGAGTCCATTTGATTATCAGCCATCTTCTGAAAGTGTTCAGTTCTGGATGCCATCTTTTCTGCTGGTGCTTTGCATAACAGCAAACCGCCAACTTCAATATTCCCTACAAACTTAGAATTAATATCAGACTGCAACATTAGTTCTGGGTGGTCATCAGCCTTACAAGGCTCCCAACCTTCCCTAAACATCTTTGAAGTGTGAGTTCCATCAGCTTGTCCCATGATACTTGTCCTGACCCAACGAAAGACCCACCCATCTTGGGGAGTCGGATCGGGCAAAATAGAAGCAGGATTCCATGCATCACTAGGTCGAGTATTACTATCTCTTTGGTGTGTTTCTCTTGGAGTGCGCTCAGTAGTCATTAATTTCTCCTGACTAGACATATTTAGCATATTGCTGTTCAGTTAAACCCAACTTCTTGGCGAGAGACCGCTGGGTTGGCGAAAGCTTCACTGTGCGAGGTTTAGCCCCATTATTTCTAGTTGTGGGGGCTACCACCATCGAAGGTTGACTAGCAGTCGAAGTTCGCTCTTGCTGGGGATTCCCAACCTGCCAATCATAATCTGGAAACGCTCTTTGAACCGTTTCATCGATTTGTCTAAAGTATTCTGGGGAGTTTGGTTTTACTCCCTGTTTTACTAGAGATGCATGTTTGCCATAAGCAAGAGATGTCATCTCTTCGTAACCATCTTCCATAAACCAAGGGTTAGCTGCTGCCCACTCCTCAGTTTCAGGGTCTGGTCTAGGAACAGCTTGTTGCTGCTGTTGCTGTTGATATTGTTGTTGTTGCTGTTGCTGCTGTTGTTGCTGCCACTGTTGCTGTTGTTGTTGCTGTTGTTGTTGCTGTTGTTGTTGCCCAGAAAAATTCTGAGCATAACGATCAGCCTCAGTTAATTCTGCTGTTGCTTTTGTTAAAGCTTCTTGGGCAGAGACTACATTATCTGTATCTCCTTCTTCGTAAGCTTTTCTATACTGCTCTTTCGCTTGATTAAGAGATAAAGCAGCGCGTTCTTTAATTTGATTTATTAAAGCTTCTTCGCCTCTACCAATTAAAGACTCATACTCTTTGTTTTTTTCTGCTATCTGCTGTGCAACGCGATACGCTTCATCTCGCATTTTTTCAGCATTCTCTGCTTTTCGGCGTTCTTCGTGAGTTTCGTAACGAAGTTTATTAATCCGCTTTTGAACTCTCTTGCTGTAACCTTGAAGCTCTTCATCTCCTAACTCAGAAGAATCATCTTCTTCCTCGACAGCTTCGGCAGAAACAACTTCTTCTTGTTCTTGCTCGCCGCCTATCTTTGTTCGGACACCGAAAAACTTATCTTCTTCTGACATTAACTCTTGCTCACTCATGTCTTAACAATCCCCCTTGGATCTTCAACGACAGCTTCAACACTATCATCGTTGATCAATCTAAATTCCTTTCCGTGAACTTTAAATCTTGTGCCGCTGTAAGAGCGCATCAAAATCCAGTCCCCTTTTTTGCAGAAAGCTCCAGATGGAAATCGGTTTGTATCGGCGTAACAATCTGGCCCTAATTCAAGCACCATACCCGTTATTGAGCCAATTTCCTCCTCATAGAGGGTCTTATTTGACTTGATAATGCCGCCGCCAAACTCTTTTTCAGGGTCAGGCAAAGCTATCAGTATTTTATAACCCGCAGGTTTAGGCAACTGATCTGCCTTGCGAGCAGGTTCTTGCTCGATTTCTTTTGCTAATGCTTCCATTAGTTGGTTCCTAGCACTGGAAAAAAGTGTCCAGAGTCACTTGCGCTGCTCTATACAGCGTTATCTCTCTTCGTATCTTGACTGAAGGTCTAGAACTTCTCGTTCTGTTAATGCTAACCCTTCAATAATACCGCAACATTTTGAGTATTCTTCAAAGTTTTTGCAACCCCCACCGCTTATATGGTCTGCATACTCATTCATTTGAGATCTGATAGTCTTTTGAAGATGAGTAAATACGCTCTCTTCAGGGAAGTTACTCATCAAAAATTTCCTTCATTATTTCAACGCCAAGCTTTGCACCTTCTACTTGTTCTTTAGAAGCTATACGCTTGCTGTCTAACTGAGTCCTATCATTGTCCTCAGATATTCTGACCGCCAGCTTTGCTTTCTCAAGTTCCATTTCTTGATCAAGTTTGTCTTGGTCAAGGCTTGCTTTAGCCATAGCCTTCTGAGCATCAAGCTGCATTCTTGCTTGCTCCATCATCATTTTGCCTTGAGCTTCCATTTCTTTAAGCTGCAACTCTCTTTGCTGCATCTGAACCACAGGGTCTTGTTGCATTTGCTGGTTCTGCTGCATTTGAGCTTCTTGTTGATTCTTTCCTAACAACTGTGCTGCCGCTGGTGCAGCTAACTCAGAAATCCTAAACTCAATATCTTCAGGTAGTTTTTCGCCCGGAAGCGGTAATTTCATACCTAATTCTTTTTCAATCTTCTTGCGATACTCAAAAGCAACGTGTTCTTGGACATGCGCCGCGAATATTCCTTGTATTTTCGCTGCATCTGGAGCTTGAGATAAAAGACCTTGGATTTTAGGGTCTTGTAACGCTGACATATGTACTTGTATGTGAGCTTCATGGTCTTGATAGACAAAAGCTTTGACAGGATCTCCGTTAATAATCCCCATATTTTCAGAAACTGGGTCTGTTGGGTGGATATCATCTTCTGTAGGTACGATTTTATCTGCATCTTGAATGTTTAAAACCTCTAACATTTGCCTATGAAGCAGCGGCAAGTCATACATTTGTGGTGCTTGCGCTGAAAGCTGCAATGCAGCCTGATATTGCATAATTCTTTGGGCCATTGTCCCTGCATTAGGATCACTAACTGGAATAATGTCTATTCTGTCATCAAAATCAGCAGAAACGAGTTCTTCGCTGTCTGACATGTAAGGATATGCCTCTGGGCCAAAATCTCTGACTAATCTGGACAATAATTTAAGCTCTACGCGCATAGATGCGTGTAATCTAGCCTGAACTGCGCTCATAACCTTCATTGAACGCTCTAATATCGCTAAAGTAGTGCCAACTGGAGCTTCAGAGTTCATATCTGCCGCTTTTACATCCGCAGCAGAGGCAAATCTACGCCCTTCTTCAACAATACTGCCTAATAATGTCGCCAAAACAGAGCTTGGCTCTTTATATGGGAGGAAACTGATGTTTTCTTTAATAGTTCCACCGGGAACATCTACATCTCTGAACTCTCCGGGCATAATTGGGGAGTCATCACCCTTAATTCTAAGCCCTCTTGCTTTCAAACCGCCCGGAAGATTGGATAAAGTACCCGCATCTACTAATTGTCGGAGCAAAGAGGTAGCAGATTTAGCTAATCCTCCAATCATGTGGATCAAACCAAAGCCGTAAAAGCCTAATCCGGGTATATATTGATAGTGAACGAAGTGTTCTCGCTTGTTTTTAAGCTCATCATCTTCGTACCAATTCCTTCTTACCGATAAAATCGTTCTAGAAGACAAATCAATAGTCACAACATAAGGAAGATGTATGCCTGTGAACTCTCCATCACGCTCATCTTCAAATCCGGGCAGATCTAAATCAACCTGCATCTCAAGAAGAGTGTGTCTTGAGTCTGCTTCGTAGTTTCCAGAGTCTCCTGTTAACTCATCATATTTAAGCTTAATTCTATCCGGGTCAGCAGCAGCATCATCTAAGTCAACATCTAAGTAAAACCCTGAAACTTGCAGCTTCCTAATCTCGTTAGGGCTTTTTTTCATCACATGCGTAGCGCGTTCACAGGTAACTAGGTCTGATGCGCCATAGCTAACAACAAAATCTTCTGCTGGGACAAACATGCTGCAAGGTCTTCCCAAGGAAGGATCAAAATAAACTTTTCTAAAAGCAGAGCCAGCTAAAGGCAAAGAGAAAAGCATTCTCTCTGTTTCTGTTCTGTACTCTGTCATTTTTTCTGTAACAAGATAGTTCAGATAATCTTTGACTCTATGAGCTTGCTTTTCTTTTTCTTCGTTAATAACGCCAACAATGCTTGTTCTAACAGGGCCACTAGAAGGAAAAAGCTCTTGGATTGCTTGAGACTGAAATCTTATTACTGCCTCAGTAAGTAGAGGATGTGATACACCACAAGCACCATCCCAAGGGGTAGTCCTGTCTTCCATCTTTAAGCCAAGTAACTCTAGGCCGTCTATATATGACCGTTCCCAATCTGAGCGGCTTTCCTTATCGTTCTTGTAAGAACCTATAAGATCGGATGCCATTTCGTAAAGGTCTTTTGGATCGAGTACCTCTGCCAAATTAGCATCGTGAGATGAATCTAAGAGTCCCGCTATATCTGGATCGAAGTCGATTAAGACCCCGCCATCTGGGGTTTCTATCGAAACAGACTCAGGGTTCTCTATCTGGATCTCTACCTCCCCCATTTCCTGAGAAACAGGAGTCGGGGTACTTAGTGGACGATCAATAGCCATCTAGCCATTCTTCCCAAAATACTGAGTTCTTGCAGCACCGCTGCCTCTAGCAACAGTCTTGCCGCCATTAGACATCATTTTTGTTTTCCCGCCTTTCATCATGCCTTTGGTCTTACCACCTTTAGCCATGCCTTTGGTTTTGCCGCCCTTCATCATACCTTTAGACTTAGCCATATCTTTTTTGAGTGCGCCAGTAACGCCACCATTAGCCATCATCTTAGTACTCATTTTGGTTTTGCCGCCAGCCATGTAGCCTTTAGTCTTTTTCATCGTAACCCTCACTGTATAAGTTATTAAATACCCTAGCAGTATCTTGAGTGTACTCCACATCTTCTTTGGAGTTGTATGTGTTCTGGTT